AATCCGAGTTACCATCCTGTATCAGCAGAACTCTAATCTCGCTTAATAGGTGATTTTAAATGGCTGGTTCTGACGTAAAATCAAAAAGATTGACGAGTGCGATTTCCGCGGGCGTTGGCCCTGCACGTATTCGGCAGCTTCAGATTAAGACAACTACGGGTACTCCCAGACTTACCGTTAGCGACGGGGACGGGGGGGCAACCGTAATTGATATGGACCTGAACGCGTCGGACACGCATTCGGTAAACATCCCGGACGAGGGGATACGTGTGAACGATATCTTTATCGCAACGTTTACCGGCTGTACGTCTGTCACGGTCTTTTACAGCTAATCCGAGGGTCAAATGGTTCGTCAACGGTGGTCCCTAAACTCCACACCGACTTTCGAACCATTTGACCCCCCGGTTTCTCGGCACAAGCCAAAGCTCGTGCCGGTGAGCCGCTCCGGAGCCCTGTGATGGTTGTTTCCGGTTTTTACGTTGCCGAGATAGAGGACTCCGAACAGCCGGACTTGTTCCTTCGATTCACGGGTTTCTCTTCGGCGCAGGAAGTCGGGTGTTTCCTTGAGTGGCTGGACGAGGCTCTGAAAGACCCCTTTTCCGGTATAAACGAGAATACAAGGCATTGAACATGGGAAAACTTCTTCTTGTCGCCCTTGTTCCAGCCTTTGCAGCGATTTTTTTCTCGTTTTTAGCGTGGACGAGCCTTACTCTGATTGAAGTAGACAAGAGAACCGCGACCACTGTTGTTAAAGTCGAGCAGAACCACGACATGATTAAACCTATGTGGGAAGCGTTTGTCCGAGACAGAAAGTTGGCTGACGGGAGGGCGTTTTCCCGTGCTAGAACAGCGGATTAAGGAGGAGATAAGGCAGTGGTCGAAGCACGCCCTTGAGAGGCCTTCCCCTTTTTTCAACAACCTTCCCGCCTGCCCTTTTGCTAAGAAAGCTTGGGACGAGGATAGGGTGGGATTTGTGTTTAAGACGGAGGACGACAACCTCCCGCTGTACCAAACCATAGCGGGGTTTGACGACCGATTTGACCTTATTTTAGTGGTTGATCTGTCGTATAAAAAGGACCCCGGAGACTTTGAAGACTACCTCTTTGACCTTAACGAAGCTATTTCGGAAGGGATAATGGGCCAGCGGGACGTGTGGGTGATGGGGTTTCACCCTGATGACGACCCCGCGGATTTCCTTGGCGACGGCTCTTTTTCCCCTCTGGTCGAAGAAGAGTATGCTATTATTTTTGTACAGAGACTGTCAACGATCCAAGGCAAGGCTTCTTCGTTAAAGTCTTTGGGATACTACGACGAAAGCTTTAAAGCGTTCGAAAACACCTCTTTGTACTCCCACAGAGAAAACCTGTATAGGAAACTGACCGATGGCAATGAAGCCCCGTAAAAAGAAACCGGTTAAGAAGATGCGCGGCGGTGGCATGGTTAAGAAGATGCGCGGCGGTGGCATGGTTAAGAAAAAGTGACAAAGCAAGGGCTTTACGCTAACATCAACGCAAAGCAGAAAAGGGGCGGCCAGCCGCGTAAGCCCGGGTGCCCCGACAAGCAAAGCTTTTAAGCAAGCGGCCAAGACGGCAAAGAAACGCCCTCGTAGGACTTAGTTATGGCGGTATCCGGTAGCAAAGATTTCCAGCTCAATGTAAACGAGCATATCGAAGAGGCTTTTGAGCGTTGTGGCTTAGAAGCAAGGACGGGTTATGACTTGAGAACGGCGAAGCGCTCCCTGAACCTTCTTTTTGCGGAGTGGGCTAATCGGGGGATTAACCGTTGGACGATTGAGCAGAAGACCGTGGTCCTTGCTAGCGGGGTTTCTGACTACCCTATTGGAACGGTTACCTTGGAGGTGAACGCTTCCGCGGGGTTTGTGGCCGGGGAAACAATTACAGGCGGGACCAGTGGGGCCACCGCGCAGGTAACCAATGTTAACTCTGCCACGGTGCTAGCCATAAACGTTCCGGTAGGGACGTTTTCAGTAGCCGAAACAATTACAGGCGGGACCAGCGCCACAACGGCAACAGTTGGGGCCGCCGTTTCGCTAGAGGACGTCCAAGCAACCATCGATATTTTGTCGGCAACAATCAGACAAAACACAGGGACGACTAGCCAGTCGGACATCCAAATAACCCGCATAGGCCGGGACGCGTACCTTGGTCTTACAAACAAAAACTCCACCGGTCGGCCTGTCCAGTTTTATGTAGACCGCTTGATTACACCGGTTGTCCGTCTTTGGCCCGCCCCCAACGCTAATGACTCTTACTCGCTGGTGTTTGATCGCTTGACGCGAATAGACGACGCGGACGAGCAAATTGACTCGCTGGAGGTACCCTTCCGGTTTTACCCTTGTGTTTCAGCAGGGTTGGCGTACTACCTCTCCGTCAAATTCGCCCCCGAAAGGGTTTCTCTCCTGAAGACTCTGTACGAGGAAGAGCTTCAACGGGCGCTTGAGGAGGACCGGGATAGGGCGTCCCTCCAGATTTCTCCGTACCCATCCTACTACGGGAGGTAGTTTTGGCTCGTTACGCTTCTGGCAAGAAATCACAAGCAATCTCTGACCGGTCCGGGTTCCGGTACCGATACAACGACATGCGGAAAGAATGGACAGGGGCGCTTGTTGGAAAAGACGAGTGGGAGCCTAAGCAGCCTCAGTTGGGGCCGTTCAAAGAGGTTTCCGACGCGGAAGCCTTAAAGGACCCCCGTCCCGACCGCATAGAGCCAATGGTTGTTTTTGTAGGGGCTTCTTCTTTTCCGCCGGGTAGGCAGGCAACAAACGCCGTCGGAAGCACCGGTTTTGTTTTGGTGGTGACGACATGAGTTTCACGTACGCAGAGCTTAAAACAGCAATACAGGATTTTACAGAGAACACAGAGACTAGTTTTGTAAGCAACCTCCCTGTTTTTATAAGAACGGCGGAAGAGCGTATCTTAAAGCTGGTTGACCTTGAGAACTTTCGATTCAACCAAACCGCAAACATGTCAGCAGGGAACAAGTTTTTGGGGGCCCCCTCAAACTTTTTGGCGTCCTTTTCCCTGTCTATCTCTGTTAATAGCTCAAGGCAGTTTCTTCTTCAGAAAGACGTTAACTTTCTACAGGAATACTGGCCGGATTCCTCGGAAAGGGCCGTTCCGGCGTTTTACGCTCTTTTTGATGATTCGAACTTTATCATAGCCCCGACTCCCGACGCTGATTACGAAACCGAGCTGCACTATTACTACCGCCCCACAAGCTTGACCGCGGGTGCGGCAGACGGGACAACGTGGTTAAGCGACAACGCGCCGAATACACTTCTTTACGCTTCCTTAACCGAGGCCTACATTTACATGAAGGGTGAACAGGACGTTCTGGCGTTGTATGAGCAGCGTTTCCAAGAATCGCTTATGCGGCTTAAAAACCTTGCGGAAGGGCGGGAGAACAACGATGCTTACCGCAAAGGCTTGCCGACACAGGAAAGAACTTGATGCTCGAAGCAAAATTAGATTTGGCCCCAAGCTACCGTGTCTCTGTTCATACGACAGACCACCGAGGCTCTACGCCGGAAGAGGTGGCACAGAGGTGCGCTGATAAGATAATTTCAGTCTCGGACGGAGCGCCTCCGGTCATACGAGACCAAGCCTTTGCGTACAAGGCCCAGCTAGAAAAAACGTTGAGTTATTATATGCGGGAGGCTATAAGGAGTGACAGGACAACCATTTGCAACGCCTTGGCTAGCGCCGGGCACCCGGAACTAGCAGAACTCGTAAGGAAGGTTTAAAAATGGCAATTTCACAGGCAATGTGTACGTCGTTCAAAAAAGAATTGATGACCGCTACCCATAATTTTACCACCGGGGCTAACAGCTTTAAGCTTGCGTTGTACACGAGCAGCGCCACGCTGGATGCCGCGACTACTGCGTACAGTTCGACCAACGAAGCAAGCGGGACGGGCTACACCGCCACGGGGGCGGCTTTGACGAATGTGACGCCCACCACCAGTGGGACAACGGCATTCACGGATTTCAACGACCTGACCTTTTCTACTGCAACCATTACAGCTAATGGGGCACTGATTTATAACGACACTGCGGCGGGCGACCCGGCAGTTGTTGTACTGGCGTTTGGCGCAGATAAAACCTCCACCGCAGGTGACTTTACGATTCAGTTCCCTACGGCGGATGCAAGTAACGCCATCATCCGTATTGCGTAAGTAGAAAGCCCGCCCCCGTGTCCGACTTTAGCGGCTGGGGACGTGGAGACTGGTCTGAGGGCGCTTGGGGCTCCGCCCTACCTAATGCCGTAGCCGTTTCAGGGGTTTCCGCGTCTTCGGGCGTTGGAAGTGTGACGGTTACCGGTGAGGTGAACCTCGGCTGGGGACGTGGGGACTGGTCTTCGGGCGCTTGGGGCACCGCCCTACCTACTGTAGCCGTTTCAGGGGTTTCCGCGTCTTCGGGCGTTGGAAGTGTGACGGTTACCGGTGAGGTGAACCTCCCGGTATCGGGGTTGGCGGCTACCGGTGCCGGGGGCTCCGTCTCTGTCTCCACAGAACAAGTATTAGCTGTAACGGGCCTCGCAGCTACCGGCAGCGTTGGTACTACCATTGTAGTAGTGGGCCTTCTTCTCCCTGTATCAGGTGTCTCAGCTACCAGCTCTGTCGGCACTGTTCTGGTAGACGCGGCCTCAAGCATACCCGTAACAGGCCTAGCTGCAACGAGCGGTGTTGGTAGCGTTACGGTAGACGCGGGCAGTGTTGTATCTGTAACGGGTATTGCAGCCGCGGGGGCTGTCGGCACTGTTTCAGTACAAACCGATCAAGTTCTAGCCGTAACGGGTATTGCAGCCGCGGGGGCTGTCGGTACTGTTCTGGTAGACGCGGCCTCAAACATACCCGTAACAGGCCTAGCTGCAACGAGCGGTGTTGGTAGCGTTACGGTAGACGCAGGCAGTGTTGTCTCCGTAACGGGTACTGCTGCTACCGGTGGCGTTGGTAGCGTTACGGTAACGGCGGCTTCAGATGTCCTCGTAACCGGTATTGCGGCAACAGGCGCGGTTGGCAGCGTTACAGTAGAAGCTGCTTTAAACGTGTCTGTAACAGGTGTCGCGGCAACGGGCGGTATTGGCTCTGTTTCGGTACAAACCGATCAAGTTCTAGCCGTAACCGGTATTGTAGCTACCGGAGCGGTGGGTTCGGTAACCGTTAGCCTCCCCACCGTAGTTTCAGTAAGTGGTTTGTTGACCACGGGTTCTTCTGGTAAAGTAAGTATATGGCAGGTCATTACACCAAGCCAAGACCCTGACTGGCAGGTCATTACACCAAACCAAGTACCGAATTGGGTAAAAATAGCGGCATAGGATAAAACGATGACTTCAAGTTATACATCAAATACCGGAATTCAGAAGCCCGCAACAGGTGACCAGTCCGGTACGTGGGGCGACACCGTAAACGCTAACATGGACATTATTGACCGGGTTTTGAACGGGGTGGGCGCAATCAGTCTTAGCGGAACGACTCACACCCTTACTACTTCGGATGGGTCTCTTAGCGACGGGATGTACCGAGTCTTGGTTCTAGGGGGAAGCCCTTCTGGAACAAACACAATCACCGTTAGTCCGAACGACCAAGACAAGGTGTTTTTTGTTAAAAACGGCAGCGGTCAGTCCGCGGTGTTTTCTCAAGGTAGTGGTGCAAGCGTCACCATCGCCAACGGGGACACTAAAATTATTTACTGCGACGGAGCAGGCGCGGGAGCCGCCGTCGTTGATTTCACTAATGACCTTTCCATGTCTTCTGTCAGCATCACTGGCGGCTCGGTCGCTAGCACCTTGGACGGCGTACTAGGCGGGGTAACTCCTGCTGCGGCAACCGTGACAACGCTCACCGCAAGCGGTATTGCCTCCGTAGACGACACCACCGACAGCACTAGCGGCACCACAGGCTCCATCCACACCGACGGGGGGCTTGGAGTTGCTAAAGCTCTTTATGTTGGCACGACTGCTACGCATGGGGGGAACGTAGTCAGCGACACCGACAGTACGGACGATCTAGGAACTACCGGGGTTCGCTGGGCCAACCTATATGTCGATGCAATTACTGCAACCGATCAGGTCACGGCCACCGGCTTTACGGGCACTTTGGACGGCATACTTGGCTCTGGCACCCCCGCTGCGGCGACTGTGACGACGTTGAGTGCCACGGGCATAACAACTGTCGCCGCAGGCACAGCATCACTTCCTGCCATCGTATCTACCACCGGCACAGCCGATACCGGCGTCTGGTTCCCCGCCGCTGATACAATCGCTGCCAGTACTGCTGGCGTAGAGAGGCTCCGAATAAATGCCAGCGGCAACGTCGGTATTGGGGTGTCGCCTAGCTACAAGCTCCACGTCTCTGGCGCAATCTATGCGACCGGAGATATTACTGCGTACTCGTCGGCTGCTGCCAAGGCAGACATCGTGACAATTGCGAACCCTCTGGACCTTGTCAGCAAGCTGCGCGGCGTTTCATTCCGATGGAAGGATAGCGGAAAGCTGGCACAGGGGCTTATCTATGAAGAAGTCGCCGAAGTAATCCCTGAAGTCACATCGAGCAACGGTGGGGCAGTTGGTATCCAGTACCAGAACTTAGTCGCCGTCCTAATCGAAAGCGTCAAGGCGTTGAAGACCGAGATTGACGAATTGAAGGCGCGCCTCTAATGGCAATGCCCGCATCAGGCGCACTTAGCTTTTCTGCGATCCTATTGGGCTATCTGAATACTACCGAAATGGCTCGTATGTCGGCGGTGGCGCACCCAACGTCCCAACGAGCGGAGCTATTGCACTCAACACATTTTACTCTGCGGAAGCGGCTACTGTTATTAACATTACGTCTAACACCAGCAACTACAATATCCTGACACAGGCAACGGCGGCTGGATACGACGCTGCGGCTGATACGACACCCATCATTGTTAACGTCGCCAGCGGAGTGACAGTTAGCGCCAGTGGAACATACGCAATGCGGACAGGTGTACTCAATGCATCGTCGTCCCTGACAGTAAATATCACTGGCAGCATTGATGGATATACAGGAGCGACAGCAGCATCAGGTGCCGGAGCAGCCGGATCGGTAGGTGGTGATGCTCTTTACTGGGAGACGAACGGAACGGCAGTCGTCAACGTCCTGTCTGGTGGAAACCTACGCAGCGGTGGTGGCGGTGGTGGTGGCGGTGGTCGGGCTGGTGCGGGTCAACGCAGTGAGAATAAGGATATTTGCACAGGAGCTATATATTACGGTTCTGTCGGAGCAGCAGGAGCGGCTGGCGGGTTTGGCGCTGTTGGCGCGACTGGCGCGTCGGGAAGCTATGCTGCTTTTACCCTCGGTCAATGCATAACTCAAACGGCTGGTGGCGGTGGCGCAGGTGGAGCGGCAGGTTTCGCTTTAAGAAAGAACGGCAAAACTGTGACGCTGAATAATTCAGGAACAGTAGCGGGGAGCGTAGGATAATGAAAATTTTGATACCCTTCTCAGGAGGGGTTAACAGTACTTATGCGG